TCATGTACCCGGCCTGCAACGCCGTAGAGAACACGGAAGCCTGCGTAGCCGAGTCACCGCGAAGGAGCCCGTCCATGTTGACGCGCAGGAAGACGTCGCCGGGCAGGAGGCGGTTGTGGGCCTCCTCGATGGCGGCGATGAGCGGGGTGAGGGAGTAGCGGGTGAATTGGATGGCGTTGTGCTCCACCGAGGCGTAGGACATGGCGCCGGGAGTGTTCAGCCCGATCATGGACGGCGGCACCCGAAACACGCGCGCCACTTCCTCAACCGCGAACTGGCGGCTCTCAAGCATCTGAGCCTGCTCGCCATCCGAGCCCGTCTTCACAAACTTCGCCCCACCCGACAACACACCCGGACGGTGAGCCTTCTTCAGCCCCTTGTGCCCAGCCTCAAACGCGTCGACCAGATCCTTCGCCTGCTCCTGCGTCAGATTGCCAGGGAACTCAATCATTCCCGAAGTGTTGGCACCGTTGGAGAAGTAGCGCGACGCGAACTCATCCAGCGCCTTCGCCAAGCCGAGCGTCTGCTTCAGCTCGTCCACCCGGCTCACACCCTTGAGCGAGCCAGGTCGGCGCATCTCGGGGATGTAGAGCACGTCCTCACCGGGCAGCACGGCCTGGCCCCCGTCAATCACGAACTCGCGCAGGCGCGTCGCCGGGTTCCGGCGAATGTCCACACGGGTCGGATCGAGCGGCTGAAGCGCAACGATCTCGCCAGCACCGCTGCGAAGGATCTGCACCACCGCGCCATGCGACAGCAGCATGGACACGACGATCTGCTTGTAATACTCAATGCGGCTCGACCCTGGCCCCTCGGGCTCGTACACCCAAGCCGGCCGCGGCCGATAGGGGAGCCGGTTGCCGTCACGCCGAATGAACGTGTCCACCGGCAGAGTCGAGATCGTGTCCGACAGCAGCCGCACGCAAGCGTAGGCCGCACCAATCTCGAGGGCGTTCTTCTGGTTGACAACCGTGCCGGACCAAGTAGCAAACCCCGACACGTCAATGCCGGAACCCCAGACCTGCTGGTAGGAGAGGTTCCGCTCCTCCATCGGCTGACCGCCGAACAAGTTACCGAGCATCAGAGGCCTCTCTCAAGCGCAACACCGAAAGCCAGGCCGCAGACCCCAGCGACAACGAAACCGAGCCAAGGCGCCACAAGGGCGCACCCGACAATGAGCGCAGCGCAGCCAGCAATTTGCAAAGCAAGTGCGATGCGCATATGGCTCCTAGACTGAAAAGAAACTGGCGACAGGTGCTTCGGGCTCCGCCTCGCGGCGATGGGTAGCCCGGTCAAAAGCGATGATCGCCGCAACTGCGGCGTCAATCTTGCGAGGAGAGCCGCGGTGCTCCTTGACTACCCGCGGCCCTTTTTGGTCGGTCTTGATGACGCAGTTGTCCAAGTGGCGGGCAAGAGCGGGAGCATGATCGTGCGCGACCTGGCCTGATACCACCGCGTCAAAGAACTTGGCCGTCGATGGGACCATGCGAGCTGGGCTCGAGCTTGGGTACTCAGTAATCGGAACCCCTGCCTCGGCCAGCGCCTCCATCGACCGCTGCCAGCGGTAAGGGTCACACGCAACCTCAACCACATTGAGCCGGCCGCACGTCTCCAAGATCCGAGCCTCAACGCCGCCAATGTCCACCCGCCAGTCATCACGGTCGGTAGGCTGCTTCTCCCACATATCGACCAGCCAGACGCGCGGGGTCTCCTCAATCGTCACGCCGACAATCGCCGTCGTATCCCCAGAAAACGAACCGTCAAAGCCGAGCACGACCGGGGTGCCGTCATCCACCGGCGACATCGTCGGCAACTCATCCCAAGAGCCGTGCGGCAACCAAGCCTGCTGAGAGGACACGAACACGTTGGTGCGCTTGGTGCGGAACTCCGCCTCCGGGGTCCGCTTTACCGAGGACTCAAAATCCTCTGGGTCTTGGATGTCGCCGTAGCCAGGGTTGGCGATCTGCCAATTCTTCGGGTCGCGGTGGTCGCAGTCAGGGTCGGCCTGCCACCAAGCGCCGAAGAACGACGGGTCCTCGACCTCGCCGGCCGCGACCCGCTGCGCGTACTGGTACAGGCCGTAACACACTGAGTCCTGTCCGGTGGAGTCCGTGCGCACACCCGCCGTCGTGATAGCCAGCGTCAAGGCGTCATAGCGCGCGGCCTGGGCCAGCGTCATTACGTCCCAGAGTTCACGGTTGGGCGCGGCGTGCAGCTCGTCATAGACGACCAGCGTCGGCGACAGGCCTTCCTTGGTAAACGCCTCGGAGGAAAGCACCCGGTACACCGAGCCCGTCGCCGGGATCTCAATGGCGTCCCGATACAACTTCGCCTGCTCGGCCAAGTCCGGCGACATCTCCACCATCTGCTTGGCAGCGCCGAACACGATGCGCGCCTGGTCGCGGTCAGCCGCGCACGAGTAAACCTCGCCGCCTCGCGGACCCATAAACAGGCCATAGAGGGCGATGCCGGAGCCGAGCGCCGATTTTCCGTTCTTCCTACTCAAGCCGACGAGGGCAACTTTGGCCCTCAAGCGGTGATCGGCTCGACGTGCCCAAAGGTGATCCATGAGCTTGCGCTGCCAAGGTCGCAGCAGCAAAGGCTCACCAGCCCGGCCGCCGACCGAGTCCTTGACCTGGGGGCACAAGGCTTCAATGAATTCGGTGACTAGGGGGCCGTCGCCGCGCTTGATATCCGCAGCGGGGACAGGAGTCAGGATGGCCGGCGGCCAGCCCTTGATCTTTCGAGGTGCCATGCGCAGGTGGCTCCCTTACTTGGACCGCTTGGCCTGCAACTTCTCCAGCGTCGAAGCGGCCTTCACCTCGGCCAACCCGAGGCGGGCCCGAGCGGTCGGGTTGAAACCCAGTTGAGTCAGCCAGTCAGCGATCTCACGGTTGAGTTCGCGCAGCTGCTTGCGGGCCTCGGTCGACGACTCGGCCACCGGCAGCAGACGCTCACGCTCCTCGAGCGACTCGCGCAGCATCGCCAGCTGCACCGAGTCAGTGCGGGCAAACCAAGCCGAGCCCGCCTGCATGATGTCGGCGAACAGGTCGGCGGCCTGGCGCTGGAACGGCTCCAAGGACACGGGCTCAACCGCAACCAAGGCGCCACGGTTGTGGCGCGAGGCGTCAAACGTGCCCGTGCGCCGATGCTGCTCGACGGGCTTCGGAGGTCGACCGCGGGTAGCCACCGCACAACCTCCAAATCCAAAGCCGAATTTTGCGGCGTTATTTGTATGCATACGGGGCGGGTAAATAATTTGCGCATCTGGGCAGATTTGGACCCAGTCCCGGTCTATCCCTGGGGGAGGGGGCGGGCTCCCCTTGAGGAGTTACACGAGCGGTGAGCCTTAGCGAGCGGGCTGGCCGGGTCACCTGGAAGCAGATGATCCGCGGTCCAGATGTCGCCTGGCTTGAGGGTGTCGCACCCGCAGATCCAGCATGGGCCTGGCGCTTGCCTGACTTGCCTTGCCCGCTTGGGGTAGTCGCCTGCGTAGTGGGGGCGTGGCCCCCGTTCCCTGGCCCGTTGCTTGGTGAGGCGGCAGGGTTCGCAGCGGGTGGCGTTGCTGGTCAACGATCCACAGTCCAGGCAGGGTCGGCGGATCATCCTCGCTCGGGGTATTCGTTGGGCTGAATCACTCTGATCTCGCGTCGTGGGCCGGAGCGGGCGATGCGGTTGCGTTGGTCAAGGAGGGCGTCGGCCCATCGGTGCCAGTTGTCGTCGCGCTGCGCATGGAGGCTGGTGTAGACCAGGGCTTCGTCGATGTCTTCGACGGTGACGATGGGCTGGGCTGGCTCGGGCTTGGCGCGGGGCTTGGTCTGTTGCGCCATGTCCTCTCCCTTGAATGACAGAACCCGGCAGCCGATGTCGGCTAACCGGGTGCAGGCATACTTCGCCACGCCCAGAATGATGGATGCGAGCGTCATTGTCAAATCGCTTGGGTCATTAGACCAAGGCGACGCAGCTCAGTCTCTCCCCAAGTCTCCCCGCATTTGCGGCAGGTGACACTCATGCCGCCGTAACGATCCTGGTAAAGCTTGCCGCCGCACTCACCAACCTCAGGGTGAATAACTGGGCAGGTGCCGACGGGTCGGGGTGCGTGGTCGCCGATGGCGGAGTGGAGTGCGGACTTTACTTCGCGGATCTCTTGGGCTAGGTCGCTAACGAAGGGCTGGGTGATGATCCAGTCAAGGTGGGCGAGTAGGAGGCCGGCCTCGCTGGTCACGGTGGTTTGGCGGCATGGCTTGATCTGGCGTTCGTCACGGACCAGTTCGGCCCAGGCTTCGAGCATGGCGAGTACGGGGACGATGTCGCCGGGGTATCGCTGGACGGTGCGCCGGTCCAGCAGGGCCACGACGTCGAGGCGGACGGGGGCAGGTGGATCGACCCTTTTGCCTTTGACTTGGTGGCCGTCGTCGATGGCGGTGCCGGGTTCGTAGAAGTCGGGGAGGAGGGCGTAGGTGATGACGACGTCGTCTATGGATTCTTTGAGCCAGCGGGTGTGGCCGGGGCAGACGAGGGTGCCGTCGGCTGCGGTTTTGGGGTCGCGGTGGGGGAGTTGGCAGTTGGTGTCGGCGCTCAATTTGGTTTCCTTTCGCGCGCGTAACTAAGTGTCATTTGTCCACGGGAGTAAGTACTACGTCCGTAAGTCCGTCCGTCCGTCCGTCCGTAGGCACTCGTCATGGCACTGCCATGTGCCAGGTGGCATGAGGCATGTGGCATTAGCCACTAACGGGCGCGGTTTTCCAGCAGCCGCAGTTGGGGCCGTGGTTCTTGATGCAGCCGCCTTTACGGCTGGCGCGCTTGAGGCTTTCCTGCCGGTGGCGCGAGGCTTCTGATGTGGGCTGATATTCGTCCCAGTCGTTGATTTGGTAGCCGCCTTCGGTGTGGTGCCAGAGCCGAAGCTCGACGAGGGCGTTGGCGTCGGCGGTGCTGGCGTGCAGGAAGGGGAGAGCCATTTTGGGGACGAATCCGTCGGTCTCGTGGCGCCCTGAGTAGGCCAATCCGAAGACGTAAACGAGCGCCGCGCGCTGCTTTTTGGCTTCGATGAGCGCCAGAATCTTCGGGTGATCGGGCAATCCGGTGTCCAATCTGACCCACGGCATAGCCATCAGGGGGCCTCTTTCGCTGTTGTTGGGGTGGGTTTGGTGTCGTTCATGTCGCTATCTGCCGTCTACCCAGGCACGACTCTTGCCATCAAAAGAGTGAAGGCGGTTGGCCTGGGGCAGATTACAAATGCGGCAGAAGTCGCTGTTCAAGCTGCGGTTTGGTTCAAAGGAGTGCCGCTCGGGCATGATCGTTTGGTGGAACTCATTCAGTGCCATTAGAACGGCGCCACCTTTTCTGCTTCGGTGACGAGTCGGTAGGTGCGGGCGGGTTTGCCGCTGTTGCGGCCTCTGAGGTCGTCGCTGGTTGTCCAGCCCGCGGGCTCAATCTCCCGCGCTAGGCAGAGGGCGCGGTAGGTGGGGCCGACGAGTTGCGGCTGGACCCATGCTGGGAGGCGGCGTCGGACGGTGTTGGGGTCGATGTGGCCGTCGTATTCCAGGGCGACCGCGAGGATGACGCGCTCTATTTCGGCTCGGTCGTCGGCGTGGATGTGGTCGTCGGCGATGAGGTCAAGGAGGCTGCCGGTGTAGGTGTCGACGGCCATTAGAAGGGCGCTGCTTCAGCGGCCCAGGGGTCGGGGCTGCCTTCTTGGGCTGGCGCTTTCCATTCGGCTTTGCAGACTTTGGCGACCTCGTCGGCGGTGACTTCGGCGGTGGTGCGCTTGACCC